GGCGGATAGAGATGACCAAAGAAAAGACTGATAAGGACAAGGAAGAAGCAGCAAAGGTAAGAATATTTGCTTTTTTAGTTTTTGCTTTTGGCATTATGTTTTCTTTTATATTGACTCAAAATGTACAAGCAGATCAGTTGGTACACAAGTTTAAGTCTCCTAGCTTTAATGGAGTAGGAACTAGTTCACACTATCTCACTATAGAAAATCAAGAGTTTTCAAGAAAGCTAACTATAAAAGAAGAAATTAAAGCTTTACAAGACGAGATAGAAAGAGAAAAAGAAAACAGTACACTTGCTAGATTTTTAAGAAACCTAGAATCCAGAGTGTATGCAGAGCTATCAAGACAGCTAGTAAACAACCTTTTTGGAGAAATACCTTCTGAATCGGGAACAATAACTTTAGAAGGAAATACCATAGTTTATTCAAGTGATGGTATTACATTAACCTTAACTATTACGGAAGCAGATGGAACAGTTACCTCAATTACGATACCTATCGGTACTTTTACTTTTTAGTTGTTCAATAGTCGATCAGTTTGATGACACATATGAACAAAGATTAAAAGAAGATATTGTTAAAGTATCTGAATTACAATCAAAAGAATTATTTAATGTTATAACACCTACTGTTAGACCTGTAGTAGCAATTTATCCTTTATCATTTACAGATCAAACAGGACAAAGAAAAAGTAACTCAGAGTTTGCTTTGTTTAGTACAGCCATAACTCAACAACCTAGTTCATTATTAATAAGAGCTTTAAAACATGCAGGAAATGGTCAATTCTTTAGAGTAGTAGAAAGAGTAGGTTTAGATAATTTAGTAAAAGAAAGACAATTAATTAGATCAGCAAGAGAAGCATTTGCTAGTGATGAAGAAAAAAAGAAAAAATTATCACCTCTTTTGTTTGCTGGTGTTTTAATCGAAGGTGCTGTAATTTCTTATGAAAGCAATCTTGCTACAGGGGGTATAGGAGCTAGATACTTAGGTATTGGTTCTAGTATTCAATATAGAGAAGATAGCGTAGCAGTAACCTTACGCATGGTGTCAGTAGCCACAGGTGAAATACTGATAGAAGTAATGACTGAAAAAACTATATTTAGTTATGGTAAATCAGAAGATATATTTAGATTTATAGAAATGGGAACACAGCTTGTAGAAATTGAGTTAGGTAATTCTCGTAATGAATCAACAACACTAGCACTCATGAAAGCTATTGAAAGTGCTGTATTAGAATTAATAAATGTCGGATACGACAGGAGTTTTTGGAAACATGAACAAATTAAAATTAAAGAGTCTGATTGTATTGATGATGACTGTATCACTTCAATCGGCTGATAACGAAATATATGTAGATCAGTCAGGTACTGGTGCAAATATAGATTTAGAACAACTTGGTATATCAAACATAATAGGTGGACTTAGCTCTTCAGCAGGAAGTCTTACAGCTTTTGATCTAGATGGAACAGGTATGACACTTGACATTAATATGATTGGTGCAACTAATAAATTCCTTGGTGATATATGGGCAGATAGTTTTACTGGTATTTATAACTTCACAGGCTCTACTAATACATTCACAATCCAAGTAGACCCAACTAACACTTACGGAGCTGATAGCTCCAATCAAAATGTTGCTGTTACAGGTGCTGGAAATACCTTTACATTAAACCAAGGCACATCAGCTTTAGCTGCTACTTTGGACTTAGATTGGATTATTCAAGGCTCTAATAACACTGTTGTTGCAAATATAAATATTGACGGAGCTACAAATTACATGGATATAGATGGTAGTGATAATACAGTTACTTATACAGGTACAGGTGTTAGTGCTTCAGCAGGAGGATATTTTTACTTAGACCACACAGGAGGACAAAGAAATTTTACAATCAAACAGCTCTCAACTCAGGACAATGACTGGCTTAAAATTATTAGTGTTGGTGGCAATGCTTCTTCCACAGTTTGTGTTATCCAAAACGATCAAGGAACCTCACTCGGCTGTTAGTATTGGCGATGTTTCTGAATTAAATGGTTCAGCACAAATAGTAAGAGATAAACCAGTAGATGCTACATTAGATTTTTCTATACAAAACAATGATGAAGCTATTACTTCTAACGGAAGAATGTCTATAACCTTTTTAGACGATAGTAAAGTAAGCTTGACAGAACACTCCCAATTGATAATTGACGAGTATATATTTGATCCTGATCCTAGCAAATCTAAAATGGCTCTTACCTTTGGACTTGGAACAGCTAGATTTATTACAGGCAATTTAAATCGTATAGACAAACAAAATATTTCTTTAAAGACTCCTACGGCTAATATAGCGATAAGAGGTACAGACTTTACAGTTACAGTAGATGAATTAGGTCGTAGTTTAATAATACTTCTTCCTGATGCTTTAGGCTTATCTAGTGGAGAAATTTTGGTAACTACTGGTATGGGTACAGTTACATTAAACAAACCCTATCAAGCTACTACAATATCTGTATTTGAATCTAAGCCTAGTAGCCCAGCAATACTAGACCTTACTTTGGATATGATTGATAACATGTTGATTGTTACTCCACCTCAAGAAGAGGCTGTAATAGAACAACAAATTGTTACTAAAGAAAAAAATATATTAGATTTCAATGATCTAGATATAGATTATCTTGCCGAAGATTACTTAGCTACAGATGATTTAGAGTTTACAGAATTAGATATAAACTATCTTGATGTTAATTTTCTTGAAGATTTACTTAATGTATTAGATGCCTTGGCTATATCTAAAGATGAAGATGCTTTAGCTCAAGCTACAAGTACACAGATAACAGGTACCTTATTAGGTAAAGACCCAGACACACAGATAACAGCTTTAATAACAGGTAATGTTATAAGTTTACGAAGGCAAGTAAATGAAAGCGTTAGATTAGATTTAAATGGAAGTAATGCTTACACAGTAATTTTGATACAAGACGGAGTATCTAATATAATTAAAGTTAATGGAGGAAGTAATAGCACTATTACTATTACTCAAAGCGATTAATGAAAAAACTAATATTCATAATACTTATAATACTAGTGTTGCCTTTGTTATATCAGTCAACAGCAACAGAAATATTAAAGTTAAAAACATTTGATACTTTTGTTAAAAAATATGAACCATCAAATAATTTTGTAATTTTAAACATTACAGAACAAGATGTAGAAAATGAAGGAGGATATCCTTTTCCTAGAAGAACATTAGCTCAGATACAAGTTGATTTAATAAATGAAGGAGCTATAGGTGTAGGTTGGGTTATGTCATTTCCCCAAGCAGATAGAATGGGAGGTGACGAAGTCTTTGCAAAAACATTGCAATACATACCATCTGTCATAGCAATGTTTGAAGATGGTAAGGGTAACTATCCTAAATCTACAGGTACAGTTGTTAAAGGTAAAGATATTGGTGGTATAGTATCTGAGGGAGTCAAGGAAAACCTGAACACTCTAGCAGATAATACATTACAGGGATTAGCCATTGCTCCCACCGAAGTTGACCAACTTGTTAGACGTATTCCATTATTAGTAAGAACACCAAGTAACAATTGGATTCCTTCTTTTGGCACACAAATATATAAAGCACTCTTTGATGTTAAAACTTACATTATCACTACAAATGATAATGGTATACAAGAAATATCAATTAGAGGAATACCACCTATCAAGACAGATAGTTTAGGTCGTAAGTGGATTAGTTGGGTTAACACACCACAAACTAATTTAGAAGAAATGGATGTAGCTAATAAGTTTGTATTTATAGGAGTTACTGCTAACGGAGTTATGCCACAAATTGCAACTCCAGTTGGTTTGTTAGAACCTCATAAAATACAAGCAGCACTTGCAGAATCTTTATTAATACAAGACTCTCCAACAATACCAGATTGGAGTTTAGCTGCAGAATTAGTTATTTTTACTGTTTTTGTAACGCTGACATGGCTTGTATTGCATTGGTTTGGTATGACCCTTGGTATAAGCATAGCTATTTTTTTAATGCTTTCTACGGCTTTAGGTGGATATTACTTTATTCAGAAAGGTATCTTAATAGATGTAACATGGGCTTTAATATCACAATTTGTAACAGGTTCAATAGCTTTCTATTTAAGGTTTAGAGAACAATACAAACTTAGACAACAAATTAAAAAACAGTTTGGTAAATATCTTGATCCTAGAATGGTTAAGAAACTACAGGACAATCCAGAACTTTGTAAAGTAAATGGTAATAGAGTTGACTGTAGTATTATATTTACAGACCTTAGAGGATTTACTAGCTTGTCTGAATCAGTAGAACCTGAAATGGTTACATACATTATGAACAATGTATTAGATGTTCAAGTTAAAGCAGTTAATAAATATTTTGGATGTACTGATAAATTTATTGGTGATGCTGGCATGTTTCATTGGAATACAATTATTCCTCAAAAAGATCACCACAACTTAGCTTTACAAGCAGTTAAAGAAATAGAAAAGAATATAGACCAGTTAAATATTAAATTTAAATCAGAAGGCATACCTGAGATAGCTATAGGTATAGGGGTTAATAGCGGTATATGTATTGCTGGTAACTTTGGAGCTACTGATAGATTTGCATTTTCACTTATAGGTGATCCATGCAATGTTGCGGCAAGACTAGAATCAAGTACAAAGGTTGCAGGAGTAGGAGTATTAATAGGTGAAGAAACTGCCAAAAATTCTAAATTTAAGTTAAAATTATTAGAACCAATAGAAGTTAAGGGTAAATCTAAACCATTGCAAGTATATACATGGGAAACGGAAATATTATGAAGTTAAATTTATTAAAAAATATAGTTGGTGCTGTAGCTCCTACATTAGGTACTGCTCTTGGTGGTCCAATGGCAGGCATGGCTACTAAAATGATTGCTGATGTATTAGGTGTACCTAATAATTCGAAATCAATAGAGAAAGGTTTATCAGAAGCTACCCCTGAACAAATGCTAGAACTTAAAAAATCTGAACAAACTTTTGAGTTACAAATGAAAGAACTAGAAGTAGATGTATTCGCTATGGAAACAGCCGATATACAAGACGCTAGAGGTAAATTTAGTAAAGATTGGACAGCTAGAATAATGGGTATAGTAATCGTAGG